GGGTGGTGTCGGTGCGCTGCTGCGGTGCGGGCTGCGCTTCCGGCTGGGCGGCGCTGCCTTTGTTCTGCAGGTGGAGGCTGCGTACTCCGAGCATTTCTGCGGCGGCGTAGGCGTAGACCTCGCAGTCGAGGAAGTGGTTGTTTGGATGGCTGGTCTTTGGCACCCAGCGGGTGCGCTCTGTGCCGTTGGCGGCACGTTCGGTGATCTTGTGTTCGGCAGTGACCTGTTCGCAGTATTCCTGGTCAACGCCCTTGTAGACCATCCAGCTGCCCTTGCCGTTCGGGCGGCGCATACGAGAAGCAATAGCGTCCTTGTACTTGCCGCCGTCCACGAGAACCAGGCGCATACCGTAGGCGGCGGAGCCCGCCTTGTTGATGGTCGAGATTTTATAGTTGCTGAGCATCGTGTCGGTGCCTTTTACTGGGAGCGCCCACTCCGAGTTCTGCATACAGAAGTCATAGACTTCCTCTGTTTGGTCGCCGGAATCGACAAGGGCGAGGTCTACCAGCATTTGTTGGCCGTCGTCCCGCTTGAACTCCAGGTTCATTATGTCTACGACTTCGCCGAAGCTTGCGGCCTGGCCGTGGGCTATATTTTGGGATGTACTGTAATCGCCCCAGGCGCGGATAGTCCAATAGAGGCTTGTTTCCTGCACATCCACGCCGCCGGTCAGGAGCTTCGTCCAGGGCGGAAGCTCGAACATTTCAAGCTCCGTCTGGCGTTCCTGTACGAGGTCGGCACTGGTTTTGAGCTTCGTATCCTCCCACGGCTCGGCGAGCCAGGAGTTGGCGAAGTTGTGCAGCTTGTCGGGGTCGTCCTTGGACTTCATAAACTCCCGGGCGATTTCCGAGAATCGAGTGAAGGGGCTGTATAGGGTATTGAACCAAAAGGCAACGCTGCGGG